AACAATGTGTTATTGATTGTATTGGTTCGTAAAAATAGAACGCTAATCCTAAAAAAATTATAGAAACCCAATATCTTAGTATGTAGTATTTTACATTATTCATATTATTATTATTATTTTTTATCTTTTCCAAGACCATCCCTTTTTTCTACCTCTTATTATTAAATAACTACAACCCCCAATAAAAAATGTTAAAAACATCGATTGGGAATTAAATACAAACATAGCTATCATACATAATACGATTACCGCTATAAAACTCAATCCTTGTTCCATGATTACCACTTAGGTGCTTCTTCTTTAAACTCGTCACCTTCTTTTTTCTTAGGCTTAGGTGCAGGCTCAACAGGCTTTGGAGTTGCTGATCCGCCATTAGCCCCACCTTGAATAATTACAGTTTTACCTGCGGATTGTTGCTGCTGGTTGGAGTTTGTGATGTTAATTACTGGTGCTGCTGCAGGGGCTGGTGCTGCTTCTTTATCTCCGCCACCGAATAGAGTAGTTAGATATACTCCTCCTGCTGTTACGACTGTACCTAGTACGCCTACGATTGTCTTTTTTAAACCTGACCAGGTTCCTTCGTTTTGTGTTTCTTCGCTCATTTTATTTTTTATATTCGTGTTGAATGGCTTAGAAAAAATCCCCGGATCTGGTATTTACTTTTACATAGAACCTTCCGATGTACTACATCTTTGAAGGCGTTGAAAAGTGTTTATGAAGGTATTTCTACTTTCAAACTGAATGAGGATTTTTTCAAGATTATATATCTTTTTTACAACATGATTCTGGATCCAATCATGAAATTATTTAAAATTTTTGTTCCAGGCTGGGTTGATCCGGAAAATCTATAATTTAAATTAAGACCGAATCTGCCTGTTAATTTGTAGTCATATGAAAATCCACTCATAAATCCAAACTGTCTATTAACCAATGTTTGATTTGTGTTTGGATTCCATGATATAGGAGAGCTTGTTATAAAAACCTGTGGAGAGATAGCTACTTTCTTGTTTATCTGATAAACCCTTGTCCAGAATCCTATAGAGGATACAGAAGCAGAATAAGTATATCGATTGCCGTCTTTTAGTAATAAGCTAACAACCCCAATATTGTAACCATATGTTCCTATCTTAGGATCTGGTTTAATGAACGTATAGCCTTGCATAATCATGATATTTCCCTGTAGGTAAGCAACAGTCATGGAATATGAATTTATGTTGTTTAACTTACCCTTTTCAAAGTTCATTTTAGTGTATCCTCCGTTTAATGCAAATTGGTCGAATGTTGTCCATATCATGGATGTTAATCCCCAACTTTCTGTCCCAGTCATAGAGGATTTGCTTATTCCTGTTGAAATCATAGCGGAATATCTACCGTCATTTCCTTGGGTTACAGCTAAATCTGATGCGACTAAAGTGGGATTGCTAACAGATTGTTTTTTCTTTTTCTCCTCCTCTTTCTTTTTCTCTTCTTCTTTTTTCTTTTCCTCCTCCTCTTTCTTTTTCTCTTCTTCTTTTTTCTTTTCCTCCTCCTTTTTGCTTTCTTCTTTCTTTTCTTCTGATTTGGATTCTTCTTTTTTTTCCTCTTTGGTCTCTGATTTAGATTCCTCTTTCTTCTCTTCCGTCTTGGACTCTGATTTAGATTCTGATTTAGACTCTGATTTAGTTTCAGATTTTTGTTCGCTGGATGATCCACTGCTTTTACTTTCCCCGCTAGAAGAAGATGAAGATGAAGATCCACTACTAGAAGATGATCCACTAGAACTGGATCCCCCAGAAGAAGCTGAAGATCCCGCAGAGGATCCTGCTGATGCAGAAGCAGATGAAGATGCTGAAGAGCTTGCAGCACTACTTGCTGATGATGATGCAGCAGATGATGCTGAACTACTTGCAGCGGACGATGCAGCACTACTAGCTGCAGCAGATGCTGCAGAAGAAGCAGCAGCAGAAGCTGCTTGTGCAACAGTCTGCTGAACAGTCTGGGTGACAACAGTAGTTACTGGACACGGTCTTGTACCATAATCCTTATAGACTGCATCTAACCAAGCTTGAACCGTACCGTTGTTAACCTGTGCATTAGTGAATGATTTCATCTGATTGTAGAATGCAATCATTACCATTCCGTTTGGCATTGGTGTAGAAATAACAACCTTAATCTCTCCGGAACATTTATCAACATATGTCTGGGTAAATGTTTGTGCATCTACATTAAAAGATAAGGCCAATAAAAGGAGCATTAATAATTTCTTCATCTACAATTCATACACAGTTTATTCTTGATTACAGTTTATTAAAATCCGTAATTCCTAATAGGTTATTATTAGAATCATAAAGACCTATTCTATAAGCTGAAGAAGGTAGAGCAGAGGTGTAAACCTTTAATATGTTGTCGCCAATTTTTACATTGACTTGTTCTTTAGATACCACTCTGTTAGAAATGTCCATTATTTTAATTGTAACAATGCCTGCATTTTCTAGCTTTACGTTCATAGAAACTTCTTTAGAAACAAACGATGTTTCTAATTTGATGCCTACACTATTTTCTATTTTAAGTTCTTGTTTAACAGCCTGATCCGTAATAGGCAAAATGTCATCTTTTGAACAGCCAGATAAGATTGCGAAGCATGCAGATAGGATTAATAGCTTTTTCATTTTTTATTTTTTTTATTTTATTCTGATTATTGTTTTTTTGATTTCTTTCTTTTCTAAATCTTCTAACAATAAATACATTACTTGTGATTTTAGAGAATTAGTATAGATCTTTTTAATATTTACACCAGACTTCCCAGTAAATTTTTCCCTGCTTATTGCCTGATTGGTTTCTTTATCAATCAGCGTTAGTGTATAAATACCGTTAGAGGGTAGGTCAAATTGAATAATTTGTCCGTCAGTAACTACACTCTCACTAACACTAAATATGTTTTGATCTGTTGGAGGTGTTACAGGTTCTATTTCCATCTTTGTGCATCCAACTAGTAGAACCAACGATATTAATATTATTTTTTTCATTAAAATTTAAAATTAGTTCCTATCATAAACATTATTGGGTTACTCTTTTTATATCCAACAGATTCACTTAGTTTATCCCAAGTTGTGTTATATCTGATATTTGTATTTAAAACAAACCTTTTAGTTATTTTCCAATCGATAGATGTACCATAGTATAAGTCCATATTAAAATCATCTAAATACGATAAATCAGATTTAGTTCCATCTTTAAAAACTTTATACACGTCGCTCATTGCAAATATTTGGGGAGATATGTTTAATCTTTTTCCCTCGAATGTATATGTGTACATCGCCATACATCTGTAAGTAATTTCACTTGATGCTGGCATTTGCGGGTATATTAAATCTAAAAAATTACCATCTGCATCTACCGTATATTTTCCTTCCCACTCACCTTGATAACTTCCCCAAAATGATTTAGATGCAGTTAAACTATAACCAAACGTTCCCCACTTTTTTGTTCTGAATACATCAATAAATGACAATGTAATATCTTTTTGGAAATCAAAATCGGTTGAGTAAAACGATTGTAGCGTGGTAGTTCTTTTTTCTGTGTTTCTACTAATACCGTAACCTACACCATAATATTTCCATATAGGGTTTATTGATGAGGCAAAGGTATGCCCCCACTTCCCGTTCAAAGATGATTTGTGATATCCCAAATTAAGAGTAGTTGATACCTGCTTTCCGATAATACCAACCGAAAGATTTGATGATGAAAGAATGTCTTTTGAAAAATTAACATAGGATTGTAATATACCTACATCATTCCAATTATCACTTTCCCCAAATAATTCTTTTGCAGATAGCTGTAATGTATCCGGGGTTTGTATTTGTGCATTTGATACAAATCCAATTAAAACTAACGATATGATCAATAATAGTTTTTTCATTAGTTTAATTTTACTTTTAATTGCTTGCCGTCTTTATTAACTGCATCCGTTGTTGAGATAGATGTTAAACCTAAGATATCGGTTAAGCTACCGATTGGGTTAAACGTAATCCTATATTCAGTTGTCTTATCCAACACACCATCACCGTTTGTGATCAATGAACCTAAGTTTATGAAATTGCCTTTATTGGTACCATAATTCATAGGATTATTTTTTGTTACGAAATCTACTTTTTCAAACTTCAATTTAGTGTTATCATAATTCAATTGAAATTGTGTACCGGTCACTTCTTGCTGTAATGGATCTAATGATATTGTCACTATAATTTTATCACCATTAACTTCACCCATAATAGATGCATTAACTTCGGTGGGAATTGAATTGGTCATTAAGCTCATTGATCTTACACTATTAGCACTAACACTACCCACAGTTTGTTGTGCAGAATGAGATAGATTTACGTCTCCGATCCATGTTGCATTTACATTATAAGTGTTATTAAGTGTACCAGTATTCAAGCTAAATGGGAATAAACTTCTTGTTGAGTTAAATTTGGTATTCCAATTAGATTTAGTAATTGCGTCATAATCTGGCTTGCTATAAAGTTTAATCAGATAAGTTAATACTGAATATTCAGTAAGCGATTTTGCACCAGTTAGGTGCTGTAATAGCCTATATGTGTCAGCTTCGTTGAATATACCATTGCCATCTACATCTGCGTTCATAAATTGAATACCAGAGGTAAACTCATTTCCACTTTCGTTCCCAAATAAACCACCACTCGATAATTCTTTAAATGCTATAAACACATCAGATACTGTCACGACGCTATTGTACAAAGAGTTTAAATCTGTCTGATTGGTGTATGATAAATCAATTCCGTGTTGTTTAAATGCAGTAATAGGTGTAAATGAAAATTCAGCTCTTAATCCATAAGATCCATTCCCTTCTCTAATAAAGGATGAGAAAGATGACCCTGAAAAGTTGAATTGCGTTGGCGTGTAAACATAAACCTCGGTCCATCCATTTGGGTCATAGGAATTAAATGTTACAGGACCATTCCATAAATCAAATAGTTGTAAACTACTAATTGAAGATGGGGTAGATAAAATTCCGTTTACTTCTCTACTGTCGATACCGATTCTATATCTTTGGTTTGTTGCATCGTAATCATATATCACACACCACTCTACTCCTCCTGTGGTTGTTGTTGCTCTAACACCACCCCCACTTATTTTTGCGGTATCTAAATCGTTTGTAATATCAACTTTACCCAATCCACTTATTGATCTTGATATATTAGTTGTTGTACCCCATACATTGTTTACATAAGTATTTGCTTTTGCTGAGAATTTAGTTTCATCTACATTACCACCAAAGTCAAAATTGAATCTTGCAGTTAAAACTTCCCCGTTTGAGTGAGTTACTGAATTGGTATAAAATTCTGTGAATGTTGCATCATCAGGATTAGCCCAAGTTCCAAATTCAACTACATAAGGATTTGAAAAATGGTTTGGTAAATCATTCCATTGAGAACCATTCCATTTAGTTACCGCATAATCTTCGTTACCACTATTGTTTGGTTCACCGGGTGCCCAGTTATTATATTGACCGGGAATATTTCCGTTTAGTTGTCCGTTATTTATTTTAATTAAAGTTCCAGCTTCAGGCCCCGCATCAATTGTCCATCTAGCTTCACTCGCTTCATCGGTTAATGCAAACCATATATTTGATTGAGGTACGTTATTAAAAATAAACGCATCTTCATCTGCTGAAGTAATTGTTACCAAATACCCTTGCTGTCCTTTGAATGTTTGTTGTGATGCTAGTGTTCTAGCATTTGTATAAGTTGCACCAGTTGCTATTGGTCTATAAAAGTGTCCGTTTACACCATTGTAGAAATATCCTACAGGATTGACTGTTGTTGCTACCGATAATGCAACATTACCTCTTACTGAACCTGTGTTTACTTTAAGAGATGCTAATGCCGTATTGATACTTGCCATCGTTCCTGTTACCACTAAACGAGTCTTATTACCTGCTAATGTGAATCCACTTGCTGCGGTTAGACCCGTTGTTGTGTTTAGCACAAATGTTGTACCTGTTGGTGGATTAACTAAACTGATTGATGCCAGTAAAGTCGATGCTGAAGAAAATCCGCTTAAAACAAAACCACTAGCATCTTGTGCGCTAGTTGATTGTAAAAACGATTTAGAGTCCGGAGCAGATACACTCTGTCCGAACCCTAAAAATGAAATTAGTAAAAAAAATATTACTAATAATTTCTTCATACTATTCTACAATTAGATTTATTTTGTTACCTGCTCCATCAACAGCATCAGACAAAACAAAGTAGAATAAACCTGCGGTATTTGTTAATTGAACCTTCGGTGTGAAAATTAATTTGTACGGTTTTCCAGTTTTAATTCTAGCAGTTTTTATCTGATCGATTGAACCGAAAGTTAATCTACCATCTTTATGTGTAGAGAAATTTGTCATGGTTGATCCAGCATCGAAGATCACATTGTCTAAAGTTAATTTAGATTCATCATAATTCATAATAACCTCTAATCCTGCTAAACCTTCTTTTGTTAAGTTTGTTGTTAGAACAACTTTACCTCCTTCTAATGTTGATGTTACGCTCAATTTAGCAGTTTCTAATGCTTCTGTTCTATAAGCCATTGATTGAGTTGACATAGTTGCCTTAGCGTTAATGGAATTTACAGAATTTGTAAATTGACCAGCATTAATTCTACTTAAAATTTCTGCAGGATCTGATGAATGTGACCAGTCTAAGTCTCCAGCCCATGCATACACTGCATACACCTCTTTGATCGGTGTATCAATAGTAACCTTGTTTTTAATATTTCCTTCCAACCAGCTTTGATTTAACAAACCGCTAAGCCATCTCCAAGATGTTGCGGTTGATGTTGGAATAAATGCGTTTGCTGAAACGTCTTGTCCCATAACATAAGCGAATGAATAGTATGAATCTGATTCATTAAATATTGAATCGTTCTTAGTTATATTACCGACTTTCTTCTCCAAATTGGGGTAAGTAAAGAAATTAGAGTTACCACTAATATCAGTTTGTGAATGACCTAAAAATGATTTATAAGCATCTGATACAGTAATGACATTATTCATCCAAGCTTTTTGAGAAGCAGGACTTACAAATACTCCAACAGAATCACCAACTTTAACCTGCGTTGTAAATAGTGCTTCTCCGGTAGCATCCAATGGTAATTGTGCAACTGGCGGTAATGCCCAATCGATCGTTCCATCAGTTTTCAATTTCATCAGCTGAACATTATGATCGGTGATGGTATATCCTTGTGGGAATAACACTTTAACCTTAAATTGGGAAGTATTACCAACTACATTTGTTAATGATAGATTAGTAGAATTCTTCGTTACTGGGGAAATATTTGCAGACAAATCACTAATAGCATACGCTAAATCCAATTTGTGTATATCATTATAAGCATTTTGATCCTTTAATACATATTTTTGCGTTGCAATGTCCCCGTTAATTGATGCATCAGCTCTTTGGATTGTTAATTGCCCAACGTTCCAATCGTTGTTTGAGATATAACCCCAGGGTGTAGCTTGATATTGCGCATATAAATTAGTAACTGCTACATTTGGAGCAGGAGTAAATGCATAATTATTCCAGCCGGTAAAAAACGTTTGTGTTGAACTACCCTGTGTAAATGCTGTGCTGTTTGGTACCATTGCCAATGCTTTGTTGTTAAAAGAATATCTCAGCCAGAAATAGCGTGGAAGAGAAGTACCTCTGTTTACGTTGTACTTTACAGTTAATGTATCGCCTACCTTATAAGGCGGAGCAGGTGTAACTGATTGAGATACTGTAATTTGACCAAATGATGATAGGGATATTAATATTCCCAGGAGTGTTAATAATTTTTTCATTTTAGTTTAGTAATTGTTTTATTGCTGTTCCGCAAACCTTTTTAATAACGGTGGAAACCGATTGTTGATTCATCTTTCCTCCCTCATCAACTATTAGGGTTGATACTGAGATTTCAGAAGCTTTTTCGGTTATTACGCATTCTTTTATTTTCTTCCCTTTGTTATCTAAAAGGTATGCTTTTATTTTTAGTACAGTTTCGGCGTTGTTCTTATGGAATACAGCAACGCTAGATTTTGTTGTTTCAACATCAAAGAATAAAAGATCTATATTGATTTTATAATCAAATTTGGTTTCATCTTCTACTATGTCAAAATTTGTTTCTTGGAGATATTCTTCTAGGAGATTTTTAAATCCGAAAGTTAAAGGCCTAGATCCTGCTAAATTACCTATCATGATCTTATTGTTTATTTCCCCAATAAGAACAGACTTTCCCTGAGCGAATGACGCAAGGGCAAAAAAGGTAACCACTAAAGTTAGTGTGAGAGATTTAAAGAGGTTTGGCATTTTTTCCTATTTTATTAGGAAAAAACCCGGCATTCCCCCTAAGTAGGGGATTCAAATAAAGAGCCTTTCTTATTGGGGATCGTGTTTCCCAAAGAGAGAGACTATTTGGTGGTAAAAAATTGTTTGCTTTTTTACCGAATGAGGATTTTTTCGAGTTTATATATCTAATACAACTCTGAAAATCATCACAGTAAAAATAATAACTATAATAATATTTGGAAGCGGTCTTTCATTCTTTTAAGAGTATCATCAGGCACCCCGTGTAGATTTTTATTTCCGTGACGATTTTCTATTACGATAGAAAAAACCCGATATTCATACTTCTCCGCCAGATCGTAGTATGCTTGCATTTCCCAATCCTGTGTGAATGTATTGGAAACCGCAATTTTGGGGCTTCCTGATACCATTGCAGATTCTGTCTTTGTCCTACACCATTCGTGTGCATCCTTTATCTTCGACGGGTCAAAAACATATTCACCTGATGGGTTTATAAAATATTGATCTGCCTCGAAATAGGTATCAGTAATTTCTGATGCAAAAGTTGATTTACCGGATCCCGGTAATCCCCTAACAATAAATAAAGATTTCTCCACTTGCTTAATTTTTAAGAAATTTAAAATAAAATATCGGTAAACAAAAATGTATTATCTTCCCTGACCTCTGTAGTTTCTCTCTTTACGATCGCTTTTGTTGCGATTTTTCTTAGACTTTCCGTTTCTTCTCTTACCGAAAGTAACTTTTTGACTGTTTGAGGTTCCTTTTGCCATTGTCTGGGGTTTTTCCTATATATTCCCCGATTTAATTTTTTTTAATGACCAAAAGGAACTACGTATATGTCGTCCCATTCTTCACCTTTCATCCCTTCAAGTATAGATTTAGCTAAGGAGAATCTTCGATAAGAGTCGTATTTTAATTCATGTTCTATTGCTGATAAAACCTGTAATAAAGGAATTGCGGGTAGGGGATCTCCGTAGAGATCCTCTTTAAATTTTTCATCTCCCTCCCAGATTTCAACGTTAATATAATCCATACCAAGGCCGAATAATTCTGTGGATTTGGAATCCAAACCAAGATGAGATCCCTTGACATCATTTAAAAACCTCCAATCTTTAAATTCTGGGGATATTTCTTTGCCCTTGGAAAAAAGAATTAATTTGGATAATGTTCCTATACCTATTTTAGAAAGATCGACTCTAGCAACCTCTAGGAATGATTTATCCCTTAGTACTCCAATAATTAATTTGATTTCGTATCCCATGTCATTTCATAAATTTTCCAAAGATTTCATATTTAATATTTATTGTGGTCGGTAAATAAAGGATCTATAGTATGATTTATTTCTTCCGATTTTCTCTTCTCCATATAAGCTAAAGCAGCCTTCCCCGTATGATCGAATGGATCAAAAGAGTCATTGAACATTTCTTTTTTCATTTCTGGGTTCACTCCGTTTATCTTATTGAAGGTATCTAATTTTTTGGATATCTGTTCTAAGTATTCTTTGCTTGGTATCATATTTTATGATTTATATTTTCCAAAAATATAATAGGGACTGATGAGCAGCTCCGTGTATCCAGCCATTAAAACCAGCTTGATTAATTCTATTAACAAAAGCTTCCATTAGTTTTGTGTTTGAATTTTCGGTAATTCCCTTTATGTTATGCCACTCAACAAATATCCTATCAATCTTCCTTAATGTATCATCAGTTATGGTATTAAAACAGGATCTTTCCGATCCCTCTATGTCAACCTTAAGAAAGTCTATTCTATCTAATTCACAAATAGAAAATACATCATCCAGCGTTATAGCTTCAACCAATGCTTTTTCCTTCAAAGACGGCCAAAGACCTATTTCTAGCATTCCCCTATGATCTGTAATTGCTTTATGGTATGTTTTCCAATTAATTCCTTTATTCATTAATAGGGACTCATAAACAACAGGATCAGCTTCAAATGCATATATCTCTTTAGCCCCAATTCTTTCTGCATATCGGGAGGACATACCTATATTAGATCCAAGATCAACAAAAATGTCTCCGGGCTTAACAGAACATTCAGGTTGGAATGTTAATTCGGTGTGATGGAATGTTGACCAATACATACATGCCTCCCATCCATATGCCATTTCAACTTCCGTTTGTGAGGCATTGAAATTAACATTATCAAAATCCATTAGTTCTCCACCAATTGTGTGGAATTTTTCTCTCATCATATCTTTTGTATCTATTTAGTTTTATAATAACTTCCGAAGTTAAATTTGAACTCTTTGGCGTATTTTCTCACATCTTTGGTATCGAACGATTTATGAATCCCCGTAGATAAAAATGCTTGAATCTCGTCGCTAATTATTTTATTATCATCGGCATATCCAAATTTGATTAATGACTTCTTTAGGAAATTATAGTCCTTCTTGTTCATTGAGTCTAATATGGAATTACACTCTTTTTTGTATTCTTTATTTGTAAAATACAATCCGTGCGCTATCTCATGATGCATGGTTTGGATGTCGTCGTTTCCTGCACCGATTAAATACCATCTGCACCTTTCACCGCCGTTTTTATTCTGTGAATCGATAGAGCAATGAAAATATATCCCATTCATAACTTTGTCATATTCAGTTTCTTTATAGAATTTATTATTGGCCTTTTCGAGAATATTAGAGGGTATATTATAACCGCTCCAGTCATAGGGATACGTAAACTTAGTATCTCCCCTTTCCTTTGTGTACGTTCTCATGAATTCCTCCAAAGTGAAGTACTTGTTTCTTATGTTTTTATATGGTGATTCATAAAATTCCTGGTACCTGCAAAAAAGCATAGCCCGATCATAATCATCATCGATAGCAGCACAATATACCCCGGGGATCATCTCCTTAACAACCCCCTTCACTAATCTGCTTTTTATTTTATACATTCTTAATATTTTAAATCGATCAAAAATACGAATAATACCCGAGGAATTTAAACGTTTAAAATTGTAGTTATTATTTCCCAAATATTTCAGTACGGAGGAATTTTTAAGGAAACCCCATATTCTTTTGAATATATAAATTAAATAACAACAATTATGGGAATATTAATATTAGCAGTCGCAATATGTTCTTTGTACTTAATTTACGTAAATAAGATAAAAAAGGATAAGCCTAAAGTACAAGAAGCACCAGAAAAAATAGAGCCTTCGGCTAATCTGGAAGTTGAGTATTCTGTAGAGCTACCTGTTAAAAAAACTAGAAAGCCAGCATCTAAGAAAGCAGAGGTTAAAAAACCAGCGGTTAAAAAGCAGGTCGCTAAGAAGCCAGCGGTTAAAACCCCAGTAGCTAAGAAACCAGTAGCTAAGAAGACTAAGGTTGATACTACAAAAGCAAAGAAGTCTAAAAAGTAGTAGGAATTAGGTACTAGATATCATCAAGTATACCCGCTTGTATTAAATCATATACGTTGCCCATCGATTTTTGAAGGGATTTATTATCATTTCTCTTCGAGATCTCTTTAATCACCCTTTGCTTTATGTGAACAGGAAGCCTTTCGTAGATCTTCGTTATCTTAATAGGATCCTTGGAGTAGCTACCTGAAATGTAATTAGAGACATCCATGTAATCTAAAAATTTACTTAGATGCTCTTGGTCCCTATAATCGATAAGATCCCAGGATAAAGCAATTGCAACATTATATGGCGTACCTGTGGAAACGTCCTTTGCAAGGAGGTTTAGGGTTTTTTCCGAAACAGTATTAGCAGAAAGTACTAAATTTTCAGGATCCATTAAAGGTAATCCCTCCAAAGAATTTAAAAGATTTGAAGAACAATTAAAACCAGATCCTAATATTTTAGGGGATCCCTTAAGATTTTCTAATGAATTATTATTACACACAAAATCTCCGAGTACGATAGATGGGCCAAACTCAAGAGAACGTAAGTTATTATTGGAACATATAAATTTCCCATTTAATTTATTCGGTGATCCTTTTAGTGTTTCAAGTCTATTTTCCGAACAATTATACAATTTACCAACAATTTTTGGACCTCCAATTAAAGAGGTTAATATATTATTTTCGCACTGGAAAAATCCTCCTATTTCTCTAGGTGATCCGCTAAGAGAAATTAATTTATTAACAGTTACTCTGTAATCGCCACCGACCTTAATAGGTCCTTCTTCTAACGAGGTTAATTCGTTAAAATCTGCTATAAAATTTCCAGGTATTTCTTTTGTGCATCCCCTTAGAGATTCTATCTGATTGTACATGCAATCAAAATTTGATCCTACTGTTATTGGAGAGTATTTTAGGGATTTTAATTTATTAGAAGAGCATCTGAAAGATCCCCCGATCTCTTCCGGACAATTTATAAGAGATTCTAGATTATTATTAGAGCAATTAAAATTGCCGGTGATTTTTTTAATTCCTACTTTAGGTAGAGCTTTTTGTTCTGGCTTTAAACCATTTGAGCAATCAAAATCCCCATTTATTAAAACTGAACCTTCTTGGGTAATGGTCCAGGATCCGGAGACAAATTTATTTAAAAACTCTATTAAAGATGAGGGTAACTTTTTCGACATTCATTTATCTATCAATAGATATTTTCTCAAAAGATATAGTTGGATTCATTCCGGTTTCTCTAAAATAGGAAGATCTTATTTTTTTACCGAGTTCCATGTCATTTGGTGTATCCAAGATGACCCGATGATCTATCATTATATGGGATCTTGAGGATCCCTGATAGCATGACGTGCATAGCTGTCCCATTCCCTCAACGTATCCATATCTTATATCAATATGGTCAGATACATTATATTCTGTGTGTATTCCACACATAACACATTTTTCTTTTCCTGAATTCATACTCTTAGGTATTATTGGTTATCCATTAGATGCATCGATCATTCCCTGTTTATAAACCGCATCTAAAACTTCCTTTCTTCTCTTAACCGATGGCTTTGTATAGCTTTGTCTTTCCCTCAGTTGATTAATAAGCTTAGTTTTAGATACTTTGTTCTTATAAACCTTTAAGGCCTGATCTATAGATCCGTATTTTGTTGTGTCTATTATAATCATAATATGATATCTATCCCTAAATAAATAAAAAGTTTCAAAAGATTAATATCTAATTTTTACCATTTTCCGAAGGAATCCAATAATTAAAGTAAAAATCTCTGATGAATTCTAGTGTTATATTTCCACTTAAGAATCTATCTCTGAGACCGAAATCTTTAAAGTTAATAGCATTCCCATTTATCGTAAATTTATAAATAGGTCTAATTTGTTCTAGATCGTCCCTTTCATTCAATGATGTTATTTCGGTTGAAGTAAATTTTAAAAAATCCCTGTTATTTAGAAGTAACCTAAATTTAGAGGTTACAGTAGTTCCTTCAGTGAAAGTTCTTGCTGATAGGTAGATGGGCTTAACGTGCCTTTTATCAAGATCAAATATATCTATAGCGGTGCTTCCCAAATCTTTTATTCCCCTTCTGTCCCTCATATCGCAAGTCCATTTACTATATTCTTTGTCAGAATAATCGTACATCATTGTTTCACATTGGCTCAATACCTGTTTTTTTATCATTTTTTTGAGATTAAATAATTTCCTAAAACTAAGAAATCCATTTCAGAATCTAAAAATCTTATTATAGCATCCCTCGGGTATAATGTTATTGTTTGATCTTTGAAATTAAAAGAGGTGTTAAGTAATATGGGATATCCAGATAACTCGCCAAATGTTTTTAATAAGCGATAAAATCTTGGATTTTCGTAAGGGGTTACTGTTTGTACTCTTGCTGTTCCGTCCACGTGTGTTATTGCTGGTAAATCCCACCCCTCTTTAACCTTTACTACCATATTCATATACGGAATAGGACCTTCTATTTCAAAAAATTTAGATGCCGCATCAAAGGTAACGGAAGGTGCGAACGGCCTAAACATCTCTCTCTTCTTTATCACTGAATTTATTCTGTCCTGCATGTGCGGATAAAGAGGAGAGGCTAGAATAGATCTATTTCCCAATGCTCTTGCACCAAACTCCATTTTACCCTGGAACCATCCTATAACATTTCCCTCATTAAGAAGATTTGAGCATTTAAAAACAAGATCTGTTGGATCTAGATGATCGTAATTAATACTCTTTTCAAAAGGTTTAATGGATGCTTCCACCTCCTCCCTTTCAAAAGATGGACCCTGATATGCATCAAATGATCCTTTTCTTTTCCATTCCTTTACTACATTTATATAATGAAGACATGCACCTATAGCTGATCCCCCATCTGACGGTGATAGCGGTACCCAAACGTTTTTATAATTAGAAGCCGAGGATATTTTAGAGTTTGCTACACCGTTATAAGCGCATCCACCTCCTAAACATAAATTACTAGTGGTATTAAGCTCGTAGCTAAACTTTATTACCTCCATCAATATTTCTTCATAGATCTTTTGAACGGAGGCAGCTATATGCTTGTGGTGAGTTTCTATGGCATCCTTGGGAGATCTTGGTGGAACGTCAAGAAGAATAGGGAGATTTTGGTTAAACATTATTCTATCTGAATAATTCCATGAGAAATATTTCATATTTACTATGATTTTATCCTCCCTGTAATCTATGGTTTTTTTAATTGAGTCATAATAAATAGACGGATCACCATAAGAAGCTAAACCCATAACCTTATATTCCCCCTCATTAGGTTTAAATCCCAAAAAAGCGGTGAATGCAGAATAGAAAAGACCTAGCGAATGCGGATAACTTATTGAATGTAATTTTGCTATTCGGTTTTCTTTTGCCCTAGAAATAGTGACTGTCTCTTTTTCACCAACACCATCAACTGTTACTATATTACATTCGGAAAAATTAGAAGTGAAATATGCTAAAGATGCGTGGGATAGGTGATGATCAACAAAATGAATTTTTTTAGAAAATCCAAGCTCCTCTAATAAAATCTCTTCGATCGATTTCTTTTTTTCACTAAATAAGTGTGTTAAGATTCTCCCTATATTTTTAATTGGGTTTTTTCTGAATGTCTCGATTACTCTTTCCCTCTTTTTTATCGGGTTTTCGTACCAGCAAACAACGTCTATATCTTTTTTTGATATTCTATTAGACTTGAGTAGCCATTTAATGGTTTCAGTTGGAAACGAGCTATCCCCCTTGATTCCAGTGAATCTTTCCTCCTCTGCTGCACCTAGCAAAGTGTTGTTTCTATACAGACATGCTGCAGAATCGTGGTAAAATGCAGAGATTCCAAGTATATACATTATGGATTTTAAATTTATATTTCTAGGAATCTAAATGTTTCCATCTATCCTTGTTTACTATTGCAGAAATGCTCCTTCTTGACATTCCAAATTTTTCTGCCAATTGGATCATAGTAACAGACCCCGATTTATAAATTTTTCTGATTTCTTGAACCTCTGATTCCGTTAATTTGGAATTTGGGTTTTTCTCCCCACTTAAAAAGGGATTGATCGATTTTTCTTCTTTCATATCCCTTATATATCAAAAACGCGAACACGCGCATTATTCAGTAATTTCTTCTTCCTCTTTGGCCTTTCTGATGTTCTTCTCGTGAATTATTTTGTCGCCCATAATCTTGGCCGCTGCTTTTCTCATAGCCTTTTTTTCTTCGTCTGTCATTTTTTTCAGGTCTTTCTTTTTCATTCTATTCCCATTCTTTTATTTGTATAACTAGATTTCCTGATCCCTTTATAACTCTATGCCAAGTCAGTCTGGGTATTGTTATGGTATCAAAGGATTTAGGTAGTTCATTTTCCATTTGAATTTTCCAATCCTTACCTTCTAGCACCTTAACATTTCTATTCTTTAAATCCCTATGCCACATTAGCTCTATTGGGTCTATATCCTGGGAGAAGCTTCTCGTTACAAAATCCTCGGATAGTGTGTCTGTATATGGTTTAGTCTCTACCAAAATCCTGGATAAGTTTTTCCTCCCCAGATGTGTGCATATCGATTTATTCTACAAGCCCAATATCCTGGTTTGGTTTTATCTTTCTTTTCCTTGCATTTATGTCTTGCTGCAAAACTTCTTCTTCTTTCAGGATCGCTTACTTTAGAAGACATTCCATGTATCCCAAATTGGACCTTAATTACTTTGCCATCATCTTTTTTAACATAGACATAGAATTTTTTAGTTCCTCCCCTCATAGGGTATCCCAATTTCACATTCTTACCGTGGTATTCTGCCTCGTATAAAATTTCTAATGGCATATCAAGGGGTACAATTTCTCCCTCATATAATCCAGTTAAACCAAGATCTGTAGCTTCAAATAAAAGAGCAGTCGCTCTGTCAAGTGTAAGATTTCCATCTAGGTATAAAGAACGAGCCTCTGTTAATAAAGAGACATGAGATTCGCTGCCGGGTCTGAAAACTGACTCTGCTACACAAATTCTATTATTGATGTGAAATTGAAGATGTTCTGATAATAACATATTAAACCATATTTTTAGCTAGCATATCATCTCTGAAAGCAGTCGATTTTGCTAGGGTTTCCTGGAATATAGGCTTACTTAAATCGTTGCCTAGACCAGCGTTAACATGAAAGACCGCTTTGAGTGCTGCATCTTTATTGGGAAACTCATTAGGATCATTTGATCCATACAGAGATTTAACTTTAGGATTTTTTAAATTCTCTATAAAATAAAGTACTGCAACTTCCGCTGCAACATCTAAGTCGTTTAAGGCATCAGGATTGGTAACAAAATTTATTGACTTTCCGAGTTTTCCGTTTTCGTTATAGAGCTTTTGCATTTTTTCATATCCGGATTTAAAAGTTATTCCATTAAATCCCCTTCCTGCATATTTTGATCCATCTCCTGGTTGGGTGTTACCATATTTTTGAGAAGCCCCTGTAGGATCATCTGGGCCATAAACTCTATCCCAAAATTTAGCAGGATCAGCTTTTAATGTGTTAATTTCAGCGTCACTTAAAGTTGAAACCCTTTTACCGAAAATTTTTCTAATTCTGTCATTACTAGTATTAGTATAAGGAACCTCGTTCTGTGGTGCCCAACCACACTCTTTTCCGATAACACCCTGAATAGATGCTCTCATATTTTTATCGGTAATCTCATGTCTGTCCATTGCTTTGTTTACTTCATCCACACCCTTTTTAACATCCTCTGCGGAAGGAACTTTAGCACCACTTCCTTGTAATCTTTCTCCCCATGATGTACCTCCGCCTTCGGAATCACCCCCTAAGAAATCACCAAATCCTGCCCCCTTAATTATCTCAGCAGCACTTTTTAATGTATCTAGCATTGATCCCCCTGTGCCAGTAGGATCTTTCATTGGGTCTTTCTCTTTTGTCTCTTGTTCATTTACGAAACCAGAAAATTGTTTTAAGTATCTCATATTAATTTCTAAATTTATGTGGAAACATCATTCTTAGTTCATGTCCCTGTGGTATATCTTTTTTTCTAATTCCAAATAGTTTCTCTTCTGGGCAAGGATCTTCTCCGTTCCATTTAAACCCATTATTGCATGCCCAGGTTTTCATCCCCATGTTGTATGATTGGCCAGGGGAATACGGAAATCTAAGGCCTGCATTGTTTTCAATAGATTCTATTCTTCCCCCCTTGACAGTGAATATAATATCCCTGTTTTGCTTTGATGTTAGCGTTATCTTTTCTCCGTCAGAGTAAGACTCGTATATTTTTAAATGCTTCATTGATTCTATATATCAGATACATAAATCAATCTTTCAGAAACAAAGGATCTCAAATAAACTAAAATAATAAAAAAACATGGCAGAAAGAAAATATCTACCCACATTGGCAGAATTGGTCGACAGGTTAAGCATTTCACAATTAAAAGAGGTCTTTATCTCACAACATAAAGATGAATATTCGGAGGAGATTAAGGACATTGTCCATGATATTCAGATTTTGCTAGATTCCAGCGAAAAAGTAAATGCAGACACAATTAGAGCTATAGTGGTTCTTTCTCAAATGAATCTTCATATCTGGCACAATGAATCAAATTACCGAAAGGGTATAAAGGACGGAAATAACTTAGAACTTACTCACGGCCTGAATGGGATAAGAAACACTGCAAAGAACAAGATCCAAGAAATAGTAGGCGGAAGAAAAGATTATAAAATCGATTGCTTAGCCGCAGACTTTAGCGATTGGGAAATTAGCTGGTAATTATTGAATGTAATATAATTCGGGGTATTCTACTATAACATGAATACCTCCATTTTCATATGCACTCTTATAGATCTCTTCAATATCATTCCATTTATTAAGATCATGAAAATTAATATTTGGACACATCGATTTAAATTCTGCCAGATAATTACCTCTATGCTGATGTCCAGGATCTAGTGGTTTATCTGATCCTTTTCCTAATCTAATTATCATATTAGTATCCCATTTTCCCTGGCTCATTAAATTTATCTTATCAACGTGGTTTACCAATTGATTCGTTGCACAGATTAAAAAATCCCAGCGAGGATAAAATGTGATAACAAAATCCCCAGCCATTGCCATCCCTAGAGACATGCCCATTTGGGATTCTTCCATTACAGGAACTTCAATCATTTTATCCTTTGGAACATTACCAATTGTAGTACTCATAGGATTTCCGTGCCATAGAAGTTGTTGTCCGATAAAAACAGTATCTGGTTGCTCTCCAAGGAATGTCATCGAATTGGTCAGAGCATCTTTGTAAGGTGTATATTCTGGTTGACTCATATTATTATTTTTATTAGTTAAAAAACCACCCATTTACCAGTTCCGTAATGTGGCCATTCTTTTTCATATTCGTACCAGATAACATTATCTGGGATTTCTCTTTTAATCCCTCCCCAGGTTTCTATTGTTGGAGTATTGGTTGAAACGTGATTATCTTCAACAACAAACACTATTGGAAGGTTTAGATTTTTAGCATACTTGTGCATCTCATAAAATCCCCCAGTTTCAAAAGCCATATCACCAACAAAGCACCAAACTTTATCGTTGCGATTTTCTCTCTTATTAGAAAGAGCAACACCAGTTGCTATCGGAATTATAGCTCCCACTATAGCAGAAGCATAAAATCTTTCTTCTTGACTTACTATTGTTATTGATCGACCCGCTATAATTTCCTCCTCTAGCCAAACCGGACATACTCCTTTAATTAGAGCATGATAATGTGATCTCCAGGTTGAAAAAACCCAATCAGTTGATCTAATTCTTTTTCCAATCTCGATTAATTGGTTCTCATTACCTCCGCTTAGGTGTACTGGTCCTTTGATTTTTCCTGCTTCCCAGTGATCAGCAATTAACCTTTCAAACTTTGATAAATCCTCTTTGGTGTATATTGGATCTGTAACAATAGGATATTTTTCTAAATTTTTTATCATCGGTCTCTTTTTTGTAATATTGGTTTATCTGTTGGCCATTCCATCTGATACTCAGGATCGTTCCATTTAACTACACCCTGCTCATCAGCATCAACATATCCATCTTTGTAGAATAAATTATAATGAAACATGCAATTTGTTAAGGCATAATGTCCATTAGCAAATCCGGGAGGAACTAGAACCTGGTTACGATCCTTCTCTGTGATCATAAATGATTCCCAATCTCCAAAAGTTGGGGATAATTTTCTCATATCTAAAACGATAAGATAGATGTCTCCGATCGCTGCTTGAACTAATTTCCAGGTCTTATTATCGTAATGTAATCCTCTTAATACCCCTTTATATGATTTCGAAAATCTTCCGTGAATACTGATCTCATTCTTATCATAATGAATATGTCTCATTACTGGATGTTCTTCACTATGAAACGTGGTAAAGATCTCTCCTCTATATTCTCTATAGATCGAGGGTGTAAATATTGGAACTTCGTATCCAAACTTTTTCGAAGGTGCTTCAGTAAATTCGTCCCATTTGTTACTCATCATCTTACATATTATTTGCATATCCTAGGGGAAATCCATTTCTGAATTCTGCACCCATTTTCGGTACAATCATTTGGTAACCCATTATCAATTCCTTTATTCCTCTATCTATATCCCACTCAGGAAACCAGCCAGTTGATTCAATTTTTGAATTCGATACAATATAATCTCTTTTATCTGGGTCCTCGTAATAGTCATTATAAGAGATCGCAAAGTTCTTAACATGATTTTGTATTTTTTCAAGTAATTCCTGCTTACTTAAATTTGCAGTACTTAGACCAACGTTAAAAATCTCACCGCTATATTTCTCATAATTTTCTAACATAAATAGAAAGACATTTGCAACATCTTGAATGTGGATGAAGTTTCTTTTAAAGTTCTTCTCAAAAACCACAATGTATTTGTCTGTAATAGCTTTATACGTGAAGTCATTAACTAGCAAATCTGTCCTCATCCTCGGGGATACACCGAATACAGTTGCTAATCTAAAGATGATAGCATCAGTACTTGATTTTAATAAATCTTCAGCATTACATTTTGTTTTGCCATAAATTGATATAGGATTTAATGGGGATTCTTCTGTACATTCGGTTTGCCCTACCCCGATGCCATATCCACTGTTAGTGTTAGGATACAAAATTTTTTTATTTTTACCTAGAGTAAATTTAAAAATATTGAATATTTGTTTATAGTTAATTTCTTCAGCCAATTCAGGTTCAGCATCACATGCAGGAAATCCAACGACCGCAGCTAAAGGGATGATTGCATCAACCTCATTGCAAAGTTTTTCTAATAATGATTCATTTCTAACATCCCCGTGAATGAATCTAAAATTAGGGTTTGAGGTGTAAACTAATAGAGATGTCTGATTGAATATCAATTTATCCAAAACGACAACTTCGTGACCGGCATTTAATATCTTTCCGGTGATAACGGAGCCTAAATATCCAGCCCCTCCTGTGATCAAAATCTTCATGACAATTATAGATGAAAAGGTCTAATGAATTCAATCAATATTGAATTATTTAAGGGTCAAACAAAAAAAAATCCCAGGATTGCCGGGATTTTAATTAATTCTCTATGTGTGACTATTCTTCTTCTGATTCACCCTCTTCTACTTCTTCCGCTTCTTCTGCTTCGAAGTCATAAGGATCATACTCTGCTTTAAAGTCTGCTTCCTCCTCTTCAGGTGTTTCTTCGTCGAAATCCTTTGCGTATGCTGGTAATGAATCTTCAGTAGGATCTGCTAAGTTGTCAATATCATACATGAATTGTGATTCTTCTTTTACGTCCCAGGTTTCAAATAATTTAATGTGCTTCATAATCGATTTATTTTATTTATATATCTATGATTATTTAACCAATGCTAAAATTTCAGGCTCGGCTTTGAGCGAATTTTCCATATTTGGTTTGAAAATCTTTGGATTTGATTGTATGGATCTAAGCATCCCAAAAATCTTTTGCGTTTTTTCCATAATAGCAGATTTAGTTTCCTCGTCGATACTTTTACCTAATAATGAATTAAATAACTTAGCTGAAAGAATTGACATTATGCCATATTTCATATAAATATCAAGGATTTCTGACTTTTGTGACGACATTCTAGTGGTAATTATATCAACTATCGTATTGTCTCTAATGTCATTTTTACTAGTAGCTTGATAACTAGATTTAATCACAAATTCTAAAATTTCGATCGGTTGTTTTTTGTCCATGGATAGCTCAGTAATAAGCTTTTTAATTGCTGACTCCATGGGAAAAACCCTGATTAATGTGTTAATTAGCCTATCTGGATAACCAAATTGTTTAAAGTGTGTAGCAATATCATCACTTCGCCTAACATTAGAATCATTGATATCGTGGCTATATGTTACATTACCCTCGTATGAAATTGTAGTTCCGATCAGGTGGTTTGGGTGTGTAGGGGGTAAGCCAAAATCAAATGTATTGATTTGTACAGCTCCTCCAGCATATTGTCTATCATTAAAACTTCCTCTGTTAATACACCAATTAGCAATTGAACATAACTCTTTTTGTGCTTTTTCTGTACGTGCACTTAACATTAGGTATCTCTCGTCTGCATAAATTACTGATCCCTCTGGTTCAAGGTCCTCTAACTTATCAATTTTACTTTGTACATCAGAGTTAAGATATCCTTTAGCATAATCCTCGGTATATTGCACAAAATCCATCGGATTGGTAAAGGCCTTTGCCTTTTTTATTAGACGGATCTTAACCTCATCACCAAGATTATTCATAATAGTGGCAGCGTTGTATAATCTCTGAAGATCTTCCTTTGGTAATTCCCTGGCAGCTCTACGTAAATCCCCCGGGAGTACGTTTATAATCCACTTTGCTTTACGCCTGGTTTCAATTTGATTAAACTCGTCCATTAATGCCTCGAAAGGGGGAACACCATTAACCTCTTCCTGATTTGGAAATTCAATAATAGGCATAGAAAGTTCTGCTAAAAATTTGTCGTTTGCTTTTATTTTCTCAAATAGCTGAGCTAATTCTTCAATTGATATATTATGATCAAACCTAAATTTTACAAACATGGAGGTGAATCCTGGGTTTACCTGAACTAGTTCCAAAACCCTTTTATAATCTTCATTTGCAAAAATTTTGGCTTGATCCTCTGGCGTAATAGCGGAAACCTCAATCTTCTTAGATTTAGCGAATCTTTTTAACATATATTGTTTGGCTGCCTGAACATTCTCAGTTAAATGTTTATCCGATATTATCCAGTCATTAAACGATCCTACTATTCCCATTATTAAAATCTAATATTATTTTTACACCCGTCTCTAGAGATGTTTTATATATCCTCTTATTTTTTATCTTAACTCTTTCAAAAGTTCTTTCGCATCAGCATCGGTTTTTATGTCTGATGTGGTTGAGCCTTTAGCATTTTGACCAGAAACTATATTGGATAATGCCTGCTGCATAAGAGTAGAACTTGCATCATCTGGTGCTTTTCCTAACTCACCCCCAACAGTTTCGTCGTCAGGATAAACATCATCACCAGTTAAAGGCGAAAGTTTTGATGCCTCTCCTGTTATTGCCTTAGAGATATCAGTTTCAAATTCCGGGGTTCTGCTATTTTTAAAATAATCAATAAATCCAACCAGGTTGGTGCCATCTATTTTTCTTTTGTTGATACCTACTCTATCTCCTTCCCCACTAAGTTGGTCGTTAGTGTTTCCCTCCATTGAGGTGAAAGATCTGTCACCCTCGTTAACAGAAACTACAATACCAGTGTGTCCTAATCCTTTTCCTGGGCGGGTCATAATAAATATTTGCCCTGGACGGATCAAGCTTGGGTTTGACTTTACTCTATCAACAGGTATTTTAGCATCACTTGGTGCTTGATTCCAATGATTTAGACACCCTCCGGTTTTAACTGTGCCGTTTGTTTTTCCAAGTCTTTTACAAACCTCATCGAAAATATAATAGACAAAAGCCATACACCAAGGAAGACCCCCAGAAAGACCTACTGCTTGTAAATATTTGGTAACCTCTGGACCTTTGTTACTTCCTCTAGGCTCTTCTTTTGCGTCTTTGTGAGCCGCAAGTACACCCGCAAAAATCTCACCATCTTTTGACGGATCACTAAGTGGTATTTGCTGTGCCTCTTTTATAAAAAGGCTAAAATTTTTAATTCTTCTCATGATTCTATATATCCGGTTGCATTTTTTTGTTTCGTAGAATCTTTATATATTTGGATACATGCAAAGGCTTATATTAATTATTTTCTGTGTCATCTCGATTAGAGCAAATTCCCAGGTAGTGATTATTAGTGGGGATCTTGGAAGAGCAGCAGACCTTATTGACAATAGAATAGTCTATGACAATAAACTTGGGTGGAGGATAGATTGTAAAAAACTAGAGGATATTATTATCTCAGATTTAAATAGATTCAGAAGGAAAAACAATCTTAATAGATTAAAGATTTCAGAGAGATGTGACAGTGTGGCAAGGGAACAAACAAGATATATGGAAAGGACTGGTAATTTTTCCCACGAAAGAGATTCATTAGATTTCACACAAAGAATAAGACTAGTTATAGGTAGAGGACACTTTGGGGAGAATCTGTTTCATGAAACAACGCCAGCTCCTCTTAATATTTATAAAGAAAATTATGAAAATTTAAAATCCAAATATCCAGGATTTAATTTCATGTGGGAAGCAGATCGAGTTACATACACCATGCTTGCAAGTGAGATCATAAAAAAGTGGATTGATTCTCCTTCTCATTATAAGAATTTGATCAATCCACTTTGGAATTATTTTTCGGTCAGTTCGGTTTCGACGGGTAAAGAAATCTACGTTACCTTAGTCTTTGAGGAATAATTAAAACTTAGGACAGCTCATTCTTCCCCATTTTCTTTTATTTTCTAATTTGTAAAATAACATGTTCCAGTCAATATTGAGTCTAAGTCTAGGTATCTTAAATTTAGGTTTCTTACCTGCTGTAATAGTCACGAAGAAAGCTTTTTCCTTAACCTCTATTGGTTTTTTAGGATCTACCTTAATTGGTTCTGGTTTAGTTTCTGCTCCTTTAACCGGTTCTTCCTTTTTAGTGTCATTAAAAATTATTCCAGCTTCTACAGAAACTTTCTGATATTTCTTAAGAGCTTGTTTATTTGCATCGGTTTTATCCCATTCTTCGCCAGACGTACCAGTTAAATCTGTGCCAACAGGCTGAGATGCATAAGCAACCGTGGATTTTTTACCTGCATTGGTGCCTTTAGTCGATTTTTCTATTTTGGTGTCACCGTCAATTAATACCCCAATCTTAGCTAATTCTTCTTTTAAATACTTAATAGTAGATTCTGCTCTAAGATCAGAGAGTTCGGCAAAAGTATGTTTCTTTTTATCCTCAGGAGAAACCCCGTTTGGAATAGTAGAAGAAGATGTTGTAATCTTCAGAGAATTAAGATATGATTTAGGTTTGCCGTCCGGCGGGTTTAATTTAGAGATTGCTTCCTTAGAAGGATTTATCACATTTTCAGTTAACCACGTTTTAAATTTCTCCGAAAGTGTCCAACTATTAAACTCAAAGAAATCTGAAGTGTCAATATCTTGAGGAATTTCTAGTTTAACCTCTGGGTATAATATCGGAGGAGTGTCAGAAGATTTAGGATCTGTTGATTCGCCAGGAGCTCCAGGGGTTTCGCGATTATTATAAAAATCAGCAGCATATATTTTTACATTCTTACCTAGATCTAATGGTGCTTTTCTATCCACTGGTTCTCCCTTGTAATCCTTCGGAAGCTTGTCATGAGTTGCATACACAATAAACATGGCATACTTTTCTGGAAATTTTTCTTTAAACCCCTCAAGAGCTGTCTTAGATTGATCGTCGCCAACAATTTTCAAAACTCTTTCTTCACAATCTGTAAATCCTTCGGTGTTCATCCAGTCTAAAAGGCTCATATCTTTGGTTAGTCCTTTTGCTAATGGATATCCCTCTGCCTTGTAATTATTATAGGATTTCAATGATGAAAATCCAACTTTACTTGTTCCAGAAGCGTCCTGATCGTTTGCTTTGAATCCCCACACGTAGTAAGGATCTTCTTGCTCGTTCATTGCACTTTCATCATTCCATGATTTAAATTCTACTAAATACTTCATGTTTTTATTATTTCACTTATATATCTAAATCGCCGAGATTGAAATTATGTCGTCACCCTGTTTAATTTGATCTAATACATCTAATCCTGTTATAACCTTCCCGAAACAAGTATGATTGTGATCTAGATGCTGTGTTCCTTGTCGATTGAAGCAGATAAAGAACTGGGAACCTCCGGTATTGCGTCCAGCGTGTGCCATACTTAATACCCCACGATCATGAACCTGCATCTGCCCGCCGGTCTCGCAAGGAATGGTATAGCCTGGTCCGCCGTCGCCTCTTTTATTTGGACATCCACCTTGGGCCATGAATCCCGGAATCACTCTATGAAAGTTCAATCCATTATAGAATCCCTGGTTAATTAATTTTAAAAAGTTAGCAACGGTAACTGGGGTTGCCTCATCATAAAGATCTGCGATCATATCGCCTTTAGTTGTAGTGATTTTAACTTGACTCATTTTTCTTTTTCTATTTAAATGTTTATATACTTTATCCAGATTCCCAACATGCCTATGAATAGCATGAGCACAATCAATCGCTTGATTCTATCTCCCCTCCTAAATAACCCTGTCATTGTCAAATGTGATTTTAACTGCGTCTTTCTCAAGTTTGGAAAGTCTTTCTTCTAATTCATTAATGCGTTTCTCTTGATCTGATACCTCTCCTAAGACATGGAAGGCAAGCACTAAGATCACGGAACAAATACCAAATAAAATCCACATAGGAGATAATTTATCTATTATAGCACTTTATGGCTGTATATTTCACTTTCCCAACAAAGAATCAAATGAACTTTGGTTTTATTTTAGGCTCGGATAATTTTGGGTCCCCATTTTGCAGTCTTCTTTTTGGATCGATAACGCTTAACCATTTGGGATCATATATTCCTAATGTATCGGTAATTAATGAAATATCTTTTTTTGTTTCGTAGATTCCCTCGTAAGTAGTACTGATAATTTTCCCAGTACAAAAAGAAGCTTGATCTAATAGTAATTTTTGTGTGATAATTAGCTCTTCTCCCGCTTTACGGATTTCCTTCTGATGTAAAGAGATCCATTTGGCGTCTAGTGTATAGGAAACGTGTGATTCGCCGGTCTCTAGCTGCATTATTTTGCTAATTGAACAACTCTCTATATTAACCCTAGTATGAAAAATCACTAGATCAAAAGAGTTAATAAATCTAATTGGATCCAGGTTAAGATCTATAATACTATCCAGTTGTTCTTTTACTATCACGTTTGGATTACAAATAGAGTCCGAATATTCAAATGAGTCTATCCCTTTTAAAAGAGGTTCGTGATATGAGTCTATTCCCAATTCATTTCCCAGCCAATGTAAAAGACTGAATCCTCCACTTCTAGGATGCGTTAGAATTAATATTCTATTATAATTATTCTTCATGGTGTTTGGATTACCCACAAGATAAGTAATCCTATTAAGAGAATAGAGATAAGTGCGAATGGAATTCTTTTCATATCTATATTTTTATCTCTTTCCTTCTAACACAACTTTTAGTCCGTTGTTTCTGTCAATGTACATCCATTCACAGGAAATAAGACCAAATCGATCGAAATGATCTAACACTTCATCAGCTGAAAATTGAGAACATGAGTAAATATCAAATTGAAAGAAAGCAGGATCCTTGGCATCCCAAACATGAATAGCTGCATGTGAAGTAGCGAGGGTGACTGTTCCTGTGATACCTTCATTACCTGGTTCATTCACATAGACTGAAGTGGGTCCAGCAACAACTACCATGCGGACTCTTTCGACTAGATCTTTTAACCATTGATTCAAAACCTCTTCCTCTCTAGGTGGATTCTGAATGTGACCTCTAACTAGGAGGTGGAGGTGATTGGGAACAAATCCCGTTAATGTTTCTTTTTCGGTATGAGTATTATCTTGCATGGTTCTATATATTTAAAATCCTAGATCACCTAAGTATGCATCTATAATATTTGGATTTTTATTAAATCAAAAAAGTTATCGGAATTATATCTTGCTATATCCTCTCTCATCATTTTATAAACAATCTCACCACCTTCTTCATTTTTTCTTAATCTTGATTCTTCAAAATCCATTTCTCTACCAAAACCACAAGCCCTCATCGAGGAGACTGCAAAATCATTTGCATCTTTTTCCAGATACATATAAGCTCCTAAAAATGCTTTTAAATTCTCGTTCTTAACACTTTCAAAGTATCCTCTCTCAAATACACCTTCGTTATATTGGTCACAGTGTCTGCTTTCGTGTAAGACTAAAAATAATCTAATGTGAGGAGGTAAGGGACGGGTCTCGTTGACTGCTATTTTATTTTCACCGATTATACCCCCCATAATGGGTTTATCGGTATTAAATGGAAACAAATAAATCTCGATATGACTTCTATTTTGATGCCACCACTTAGAAATGTTATCTACTAAATAATTTGGAAGTCCTGACCTAGTAAGAAAAGATTCTATCGGGATTGGATCCAGAACTAACTCTTTCCTGTTTATATTCTCGTTTAAAAATTGTTTATAATTCTTCATCTCAGATATCTCATGTGTTTCTATATATCTTTGAGAGTTTAAACCAAGTCCGTTTCCGAGCCCAATGATTCTTTATTAGAATTCCCGCTAGATCATCACATTTATTAAAAAATATTTACTCGGAGTATGTAGTCCAATGATCACGCAGTCGCCAGGCAATTTCTGCGTGCATGGTATAATAGATTGCAAGGAGAGTGGATATGCGACCTCGTCTTTCTAGATGTTTAATAATATTAAGTAGATGCTCATCGCCAAGATCCATGACAAGGGTATCTTCTACCGGACCTTGACCTTCGATCCCGTATGATTTCCATTTTTGTCTAGCCCTAGCAATGGAATGATCTTTCATGTCCCAAATGTAATAAATAATTTATTATGAATTTAAAATCCCAAATCCCCTAAGTCGGCAAGGGTTGAAACTCCCTCTCCAAATCTCTTAGCCAGAATCTTAAAGGTCTCTGGTAATTTTTTTCTGATGATATTAAGGTCTTCCGGAGAGAGATCTCTAGGATCTATTTTTTCCGCCATCCTTGCAATAAAAGGTACAAAAAGATTTGGGTCTTCATTTAGCCCCCTGAGCCATCCTTCCGTATTCCATTTAATCTCCGATTGTATATAAAACTGGGATGAAGTATTGTTGTAGTAAAAAGTCCCCCCGATCCTCATGGGTGCACCTTCTAGTGAGGTAAGTTCGTTGTATTGACAAAGAAAATTTCTTCCGACCTCAATCGGTGCTCCTATTAGGGAAGTAAGTTCATTAGATTCACAATTAAAATTATCACTAACACCCTGTGGTGATCCTATTAAAGAGGTAAGATAATTTCTATCACAATGAAAATAAGGTCTAATTCCCTGTGGTGCTCCTACTAGGGATGTAAGACGATTACTACTACAATCAAAACCACCCCCGATCTTAGCAGGTATTCCCTCCAGAGAGGTAAGCTCATTGTTGCCACAATCAAAATCCCCTCCTACCTCTTGGGGTGCTCCCTCTAAAGAGGTGAGTTGATTAGTAAAACATATAAAATTACCACTAACCCTCCGGGGTGCTCCCGTCAGAGAAGTAAGTTTATTTCCCGAACAATCAAAATTACCAACTACCTCTTGGGGTGCTCCCTCTAAGGAGATAATTTTATTTTCCGAACAATCAAAATTCCCTCCTACCTGCTGAGGTGCTCCCGCCAGGGAAGTAATTTCATTTGCACCAAAACTGAAATTCCCTCCCACCCTCTGGGGTGCTCCCTCTATAGAGGTAAGTCCGACGACGCTAGAAATAAAATCACCACCAACCTCTAATGGAGATCCTTTTAGAGAAATAAAACGTCCAGCGAATCTGGCAAAAATAAAATTACCAGTCACAACACCAAACGAAACTGGAAGTACTGTTCTAGAGGTTTTATAGATTTTAAAATCACCATCAACATCAACCAGACCTGTTTGGGAATTTAATGACCAAGTACCACCGCTTTGGGTTCCTTTATTCAGAAAAGCTATCTGAGGTGCAGATAGACTCGAAGCAGATTCGAATAAGGAAAATTTCTTTAAATATTTCACTTTGTATATATTTAAAATCCCAAATCCCCTAAGTCGGCAAGGGTTGAAACACCTGGGTTGTCACTCAGAGTCTTCCAGATTCTGGGAAATTTTTGACTTAGAACCCATGCAACATTTGGGCTAAAACTAGAAGATAGAATGTCCTTGAGATTGGTGATAAGAAATTTAAGATCCTCTACGTCATAGGCATGTCCCTCAAAGAGTTTAATGTTAGACCTAATAAGCTTTACGTGTTCTCTTCTAATCAAAGTATCTGGAAAGATTTGGCTACAAAGGTAGAGAACCAGCATCATCCAAAGGCCACGGAGACAATCTTCTGCCGTGGTAAACATCCTCCAATTCCTGACAGTATCTGAATCAAAACGGTAACGATCTCCATAATTCCAGAAGAGCTGGCCATCTCTAGTGACAGGCTCAACTGCAACAAATCCCCTATTCCCTATGTGAGTGTAAAAGGTTGCATACCACTCCCCTAAATGGGTAGGGGAAGGGCCTAATTCACGCACATTGGCGACGGCACGAAGATCCTTACCAGCAGGGGTTGTATAAAGAGCGTCCTTTAATTTGTTGTCTTTATTTTTGCCGGAGGAAGGAAAGCCCTCCAAGAGGGAAAATTTCTTTAAATATTTCACTTTGTATATATTTAAAATCCCAACTCTCCTAAGTCTGCAAAAGTTGTAATACCAGGGGTGTCACTCATGGTTTGCCAGAGTGAGGGAAACCTCTGACGCAAGATATTTGCAGTATTAGGCTTAACCTGCATTGATAGAATGTCCTTGAGATTGGTGATTAGAAATTTTAAATCCTCCGTGTCATAGGCATGTCCCTCAAAGAGTTTAATATTAGACTTAATAAGCTCTACGTGTTCTTTCCTTATTAAAACATCCGGAAAGATCTCCGCGTCACAAATAAGAAGGACAAGATCCTCCCAAAGAGATCTCAAACAATCTTCTGCCGTGGAAAAGTCTCCGCCAGGTAAATATACGTTACCGTATCCACTAAATTCACCAGGCCTATATCCCCAGGACCACATAATATCTCCCTCGAGTGGTGTTGGGGATATCGCAGGAGAGCCAAAGGGGACATTTTTCCCCCTATAATTGGTCTCAACAGCAGGAAATACCGTAGCACCACCCCGTTTAACATACGAGAATCTAGCCCAAGTTTTATGACTTTCAGAAGCCATGCCTGTAATTTTATTAATAGCAAGCAGATCCTTGCCCGCCTGGGTTTCGTATAGAGCATGTTTAAGTTCACTCTCAAGATCTTGTCTTGTCTTATTCTCGTAGAGTGTATAGGTCTGGATGTGTTTCATTCACTTATATATTTAGAATCCCAACTCGCCTAGATCCGCTGAGGTCTCTGCATCTGTTGGATCTATGGCTTTAATCACCTCTTGCCAAAGACCAGGGGCTTTTGCTCTAACCTCATTGGCTATTTGTGAATTCCAATTTGCAATAAGTTCATCAACCTTATTCTTTAATAAGGGTTGGAATACCTCGGGAAACTCGTCCATTGCGTCCCAGATTTCAATGGAGGCATTAAGATTGCTAGGCCACGGACTATTCCAAACTTTCAGGATCACTCCTAACCCCCTGCTGACCCCGAATCGTTCCATGTACCATTCAAGAGGTTCATCGCGATGCTCCTCGCACCAATCGCTGTACCCGTGTAGACACTTCATAAAATCATCATAGGTTCTTTGATGATCTGATGAAGGCTTATAGGCATCAACCCATTTTAGATATTCTTCCTCTTCTATTGGAGCATATTCAATGCCATCATCCTTATCAAAGCTGTTCTCATAGGCTTCCAAATAATCATCATAATCTTCGGAATCTATAACACAAGACCAAACCACAGTGTCGTTCTTACAAAGATCAGGAAGGGTGACACGGGAGACGAGTAAATCCCAGAGGACGTCCGATAAATCTCTCTTAGGAGATTCTGATTCAAAAAGGGCAAATGGCTGAATGTGTTTCATTCACTTATATATCTTTGCCTATCACAGCCAAGGCGCGTATCAAGGCCCCTAAATGGGGTTTGGAAATAAAGATTTGCGGGACTTGCAAGATTTGCAAGAAAGGCCTAGCCCCAATAATTGTGGTGATGTTTAAAGAATTGTGGGTTTTTGCGATTAAGATAAGATTTGATCATAATGCTAAACATCCAAAGAATCCCCTTGGATCTGAATCTTCGAGGAGAGGTATACACCCCACCAATGCGGTGAATCCTAAAATCCTCCCCGCGCACCTTCTGGGAGAGAGAATAGTCCTCGGCAAATCTCTCCGACGGATCATATCCACCAACTCCCCAGTAAGTCCCTACCTTCCACAATTGAAATCCACCCACCGCAAAAGGAGTACCCAGGAGTTTGGATAGATGCTGGAACGCATCAAATACCCGGAACACCCAGCGGTAAGGAGGATCAGTTCGAAAGGGAACTGTTAGCAGACCTGGATTGAGGGAGACACTCTCTTTTAGAATATCCTGTTGGGTAAGAAACACGTCGGCATCTAGGAAGAGCAACTGCGGGGTGGTAACAAGTTTACTTCCATTTAGTCTGCCCTCACTCGGAAATCCTCCACGGATCACTTCGATCTGGAGGATATGTTCAAAATCGGTGACTACCCTTCTTAACCACATCAAGGCTTCTCCCTTATCCGAGGCATCTGCTAGAATAATCCTAGTGCCATCGATTCCAGATTGCAGGGAAAGATTGTAAATACAATCGTATAAAGTGCGGGTTTCATTCTTACAGGGAATGACAATGGTTAGGCTATCCTTTAATGACTTTGTATCCATGCTTGTTGTATATGATGTATGAATTGTTTTCGATCCAGTCTCCTGTGTTTAAATATCTGATCCCGTCTATATGCCTATCTTCCGGGTGATGAATGTGCCCACAGATAACAGTGTGACAGCCTTGTTTTCGGGCTTGTCTGGTTAGTTCAACCTCAAATTGAGTGATGAACTTAACGGCTTCTTTGACCTTGTTCTTCAGAAACTTACTCAGACTTCTTTTCATGCCCCATTTTTTCAATCCCCGGTCAATCGAGATAGCAGCGTCATATCCGATAGATCCAAGTACTCCTAGCCATTTAAGACTCACTACTCCATCATAAAGATCTCCATGAGTGATAAGTGTGCCTTTCCAAATGTACTCCCTATGGACCTCGATATTGCCGAAGGAGAATTCTAGATACTCTCTCATAAACTCATCATGATTGCCAGGAATGTAAATGACCCGGGTATTGTTCTTAGAGTAAGAAAGAATCTTCCGGATAACATTGGTATGGGATTGAGGCCAGCGAAACTTACGTTTAAGTAACCAGCCATCGATAATATCCCCGACTAGGAAAAGGATTTCAGGCTCATACCTTTTTAGAAGAGCGAGTACATCCTCTGCATTACTGCCTTTACTACCTAGATGCACATCACTAATAAAGAGTGCTTCGATTTTTTCCATGGGTTATACCTTATGTTTCAAATGTATCTATCTCCAGATCCCTATTTAGTGGAGGAATACCACGAGAACAAATGATTAGCATCTTCGTGACATTCATATATAGAGTTATGACACATGAAGAGATATACACCGACCTAATCACCAATGGATACCACATAGGAGATCTAAGTGAGCTGCTAAATGAAAGAACAGGATATGCTGAGACCGACCTGCTAAGACACACTCAGACATTCAGAGGCACTCTGGATCAGAAAGAGCTGAGATACGATTATCGAAACAACTTCACGGCTCAGAACAACCCTAACGTTTATCTTGATAAGCCAGGATACACTGGACCTACCCCGACGGAGGAAGAATACCTGCATGATATCCCTTGGGACAGAATACCCAACCGAAAAGAATTTGTCAAGGCAGTCCAAGCAGGTGGAGGTGGAATTCGAACCACTCAGCAATGGAGCAAACTAGCACTTACCAATCTACCGGGTGATGAGAATAGAATCTCGGAGATGGACCAATGGTTTAGAGGGTTAATTCGTACGCATCTCTCACTTGTCTATCCAGAACTTGGAGCGGTGCGAGATTCCTTTGTAATGAACCCGGCCTTCACTCTCTATCAAGATGGGGACTTCTCGGAAGTGCACTATGATGGGATCAATCCAGGACGGACCTGTGTTATGCTCATCTATCTGTCCGATCCTAACACCTGGCAAGAAGGAGACGGAGGTGAACTAGCCATCGGCCATCATATAGCCAAGAACGACGAACAGATCCAATACTTCCTACCTCCTTATGTGAAGTGCCAGCCCATCTATGGCAACTATGCTATTATGGACTTTACCCATTGGAACATGGGACACTCAATCGAGGTGGTTAAGAACGGCTTCAATCGCATAGCCATCCAAACATTCGCAGATATCAATCCTGCTTAAAGATTCTCACTCACTCAGTCTAGAGAAAGGGTTGTTCCTTTGAGAAAGGGGGCGGGGGCCGAATCTCCAGTCCACTGGAAAGCGCGCCCTTTAAAATAAGGAGGAGAACTCACAAAACCGCCCCGTATGCCCATAAAAAAGATCTGACCGGCTAGGATCAGAGGGAAACATACAAGGAACTATCCCCTCGGATCTAATATAATAAGGATGATAGATTTTGATAAGTTCGATTTTGGAAGCAGCAGTGAAAGACTAAAGAGCCTACTAAAGAAAGAATTCTCCGAGATTGGAACTTATAATAGGCACTTCGATGTGGAGGAAGGTGATGTGGTAGTAGACATAGGAGCTTCCGTCGGTATCTTTACTTATGCAGCTTTGACCAAGAGACCTAGGCATTGTTATGTGGTCGAACCTAATAAGACTCAGTTTGATACCATTAAAAGAAATCTAGAAGGTGAACCCGTCTCTTTCATCCGAGCGGCAATCACTAATGACAAACAACTGACAGTTAAGTGGGACAACGAGGAATCAAGTCCTATCACTCTATCATTCAAAGAATACTTGGAGGTCCAACACCTGCCCAAGATAGACTTTCTCAAAATAGATTGCGAGGGAGGTGAATACGATATCTTCACCATGGACAATCTTCCCTTTCTTCTAACAGTACCAAAGATAGTATGCGAGTTCCATCTAAGAAAGGGTCAGAGAAACAATGCACTCTTCCGGGACTTCAGAGATAGAATCCTACCTCACTTTCCCAAGTGGCACGTGAATGCAGTGAATGGGGTAGACATCCGCTGGGATCTTAAGAATGAGAATTTTCTAGACTTTTATAAAGAGGTGGCATTCACCTTTGATAATAGAATACCCGAACAAGCCATTTAACACACGCCCCATCATAGCAGGCTAAGAAAGGTTCAGAACACGCGGTTAGGAACATCGGGTCAGATTGCATATAGAACATGGAACCCATAGAAGGGTTCTGAACGGACCAGCCGATAAGGAAGAATGCCGGGATAGAAAAATGATTAGAAGGAAGCAATATAGTTAGGAAGCTCTCTAACCTTCTCTTTGATCACATCGCGATAAGAGTCAGGGATTTGATTCAGATAATTTATCGGTTTACCTGCAGCAGCATCCATAGTCACCTTCTCTAAGTAGTACTCGAATTGCAGATCGAAATCTGGGGCTAATCCTAAAAGCTCTCTTAAATGTGATGTGAAGAGATTCAAAATGTTTAAATTCCTTTCAGGGACTAACTTGTCATCAGAGTAATCAAAGGTCATCCATATTCCATAGAATTCGCCCTCAAACTTTTTTAGAAGATCATTCATAGCCCATGATCTGAACCTCTCCGGATCTGTAAGGGATAGAAACATTTTATCGTTCATGCCCAATACTACTCTTATATGTTCTCTATCGATAGCAGTGATGATTTCATTCCAACCTTTAGTCGAAGAGAAATCTGGGACGAACCCAGGGGTAGACTTAATATCTTTCTGAAATACTTTAATAGTGCCAAGGTCGGGATTTATAGTAAACGTACACACACCCCGGAGATGAACTGACAAATAATTACCTATGGTAGGATAGACACGAATTTGATGAAAGTCTGATTCTAATAAATCATGCATGGCCATTAAATACCGTCTCATTCTTACAAAAGGTTTTAATCCCCGGATTTTAGCGATGGTTAAATTTATCGATTTATTTTCGAAAGATTCAAATAAGTGAATGTATTTCATTTTGCTATAACATTTTTCTATATATCAAAATTCCATTTTATCCGAATGGATAAGCTAGTCAGTGTGCGTACGCGCATTGGTAGACACTAATACGTGCGCGGGTCCGTATCTAAATTATAATATGTTGTCGTACTTATACTATAATATGTCGCCTCGGTCATGTGCGTACGCGCATAGGTAGGGTCAGGTCTTCTGCAAAAGAAAAACGGGAAGGAAGAAGGGACCCCCTGCGGAAACCCTAGTTCTATATTTAAAGTATCATCTCAAGAACTATATCTTTAAAAAACATTAAAAATGAGCATATACGGCCCCCCTTTTTTACCCCCCTAAATACCCCCTTTTAGCCCCCCATTTTAGGGCCCTTTTTAGGCCCCGTTCCCCCCAGCCTCCCCTAGGGTCTAAATAATGGTCTTTATAGTGGGGGCACCCCGGGGGATGTAATAGAGCTTTTTTTGGTCCCTATTTTGACTGTGAGGGTTCCTCATTATAGAAAGACTATAATCAACCCGCGAGGGCACCCCATACTAAGATAGCCTTAAAATTTTTTTAAATGGTTTTCTCTGTGGGGGCACCCCGATTTAAAATAATGGCATTTTCCAAAAAACCTAATTTTACTTACCCGTGAGGGCGCCCACTATGGGAATTCTCTCTTTTTCCTTTTTTTCCTTTTTTTCCGTGGGGGCACCCCGATTTGATTTTCTAAAAAAACTTTTTTTTAGTTTTTCCGTGGGGGCACCCCCCGTTTAAATTTTATAATTTCTCTTTTTTGATTTTCCGCGGGGGCACCCCGATTTAGAAAACCCTAAAAATGGGTTTTTTGGGTTTTTTCGGTTTTTATCCGTGGAGGTGCCCTCACTAGTATAAGCTATAAGAATGCCTAAGAATCCTTTGGCCCATCCCACATAAAAAACCTTCCAATTTCTTGGAAGGCTTCTCGTTAACACTTATTAACTAACCACAAACACTATTTTCTTTTATCTTGTTCTTTCTCCTTTCACCCAGTCGTCCATTGTCTTGTAAGTCCAGTAGGTCGTTGCCCCGTCTCTGTGAGTATAAAAGTCTTCAAAGAGATAATCCCAGACCTTCTTGAATGAGGAGATTCTAAATTCCCAAATGAAATAGGCTGTGCCTATGAGGATGAATGCTAGTCCCTTCCATGCTAGATAAAGGAATCCTAGAATATATTTTATTACTTCAAAAATCCATTTCATGTTCTTGTGTTTTATAAGGTAAATGTAAGACTTTTCCTCGAGGAATTAAAATGTCTGAGGTTTGTTTTTTCGACGAGGGGTTTTGAATCCAGTGGTCTCGACAGCTATCTTAACACATGCCCATGCCACGATTGCTAGGCTTGCTATGGCCATTGATAAGGTTGGATGTCCATCTGTGTATAATGCGAAACAGAAAAGTGCTGTGGTGACAAGATAAAGGACTGATACGATAATAAAAGTTATTTTTGTCATGATTTATTTATTTATAACCCTAAAGTAAATAAAACCTGCGGAAGTAAAAAATGTTTCCGCAGGTATGTGGGATTAACCTTCTTTCAAAAGAAGTTCTAGCCTAGCAGGTATAACCTTTTCTTGATTACACCCATCGCAGCATTCTTCATCTTCGGTTCCAGTTCCTAGTGGATCAGGGTTGTTTCCAAATCCTTCTACTTCTTTGTCGCATAGACAACATTTAAATTTTTCCATTGTGTGTTATTTAGTGTAAGGCAAATGTATGAATTATCCGCGAAAGAAAAAAATGAGCACGGAAAGAATTCCAAGTTCTCTAGTGAGGGCTACCTCGTGGATTTTTTGAGAGAGATTGGGAAATATTCAGCTGTATCCAGAAAACCCGCGAGGGCGCCTTTACAAAAAGTTTTATAGTTTAAAATTCGCGGGGGTGCTCTCACTAGAAGTTTATAGAATTTTTTAAAAAAGTTACCCCACAAAAAAAACCCCCTAAAGTAAATAAAACCTGCGGAAGTAAAAAATGTTTCCGCAAAAAAAAACCTGGTGTTATCCAGGTTTAATTTTGTTAAGTGTGTTTTCTAAATTCTAGAGAGTCTAGAGATTTTAAGTATTACTTCTTTAATAAGTAAGACCACAATGTAAACTAACATACCATAGAAAACTGCGGCACATGTCATCCAAAAGGTAAATGCCAATTTTGCAGCCCCTTCTAGGGAATTGAATACTTGAATTGCTTGTGAAATTTGTTCTTCAAACATAGTCGTGATTTTTAGTGATTAATTATAAGGCAAATATACAGGATCTCCCCGAGATAATAAAATGTATAGAGGGTTAATCCTATCCTTTTTCACTTTCAGGGGTGCCCTCTCCGATTCTCACATCTGTGTGCATTTCTCTTAATGTAATGGTTGTTAATGAGTTAACCCGGTTTGGGGCGTCCTCACCAGAATTCAGAAAGCTTTCTAAAAGGAAGAAATCCCTAAAAACCCTCTCGCGAGCGCGGGGTCCTCTCCCCATCCCCCTCGTACGCGTGCGGGGTCTCCTCCCATCCCCCACACACAAAAAAGTCTGAGATTGCTCTCAGACTCATTATTATATGATTTATAGTTTAAGAGAAATAAACATCTTCTAATGCTCGAATATATCCTTTTTCTAAATTATTTACAAATCCCGCTATACCTTTGTCTGGTGAAAAATTACCGATATACGGAAATCTCTTCCATTGAAGTCCCGACTTAGTCATGAACCTTTCTATTTTTGGCAGAATAAATTCTAAGGCCTCCCATTCCCTCATCTCGGTATTTAAAAGCATATCTTTAACAGGTCTTACCAACTCATTTCTAAGACCCTTAGGAAGCTTATTGAAATAGATCTCAGCGGAACTTCTTGGCGTGGTTTGAACCTCGGGTGTTTGTTCAGGATAAGTTATAGCATCGGGTGTGTCTAGGTCGTCTTGTCCGTAAAAGAATCTTGGTGCATCTGATCCATCAGGAAATGACTCAAACAATTTAACGTGTTTCATTTTCTTATTATTTTAAATCTATATATCCAATTAGAAATACTTCCTTCTCACATGCTTTGGAGAGCCAGGAGGTCCAATAGATTCTTCCCCTACATCCAAAAACATAAATCCCCGATAAGAATCACTGCGAAGAAGCACGTGTTCCAGCACGGAGATCATACCTTGCTTTTCATCCAAGGTGTTTTGATCGTTAGCGAGTTGCTCATTAACGAATCCCTTTATTATTTCCAGCTCAAAGGTCTTTCTCATGCCTTAATCTTTTAAAGCTTTTTGTTTAGCTATTAGAACCTTGGTGTAATGTTCCCAATTGATTGAATCCGTTGAGAAACCTTCTAGCTCCATCTTACGTTTTCGAATTTGAACTATCAAAGGTAGATTAATAATGGTGTCTCTGGTAATGTAATGGAGAATGTTTTTAAAGCCAATCATATGTGTGTGTATTAGTATGAGGCTAATGTAAATCATTTCCGCGACAAATAAAAATGTGAGTTAAAGAATCGAAACCTGAGGTTATCGTGGTGAGGGCACCACCCACAAAAAATCCAGAGCGATCTGGATTT